AACTGATTTGTAATCAGTGGGTTGCAGGTTCAACTCCTGTCACCAGCTCCAAAAATAAACGCACGAACGATAAAAACAAATCGTCCGTGCGTTTTTCTTTTTGCTTGAAATACCTTAAAATCTCCTGAATGAACGTGACAATCTAACAAACAATCTAACAAATCAATACTTCATCTTTTGCATTTCCCGCAACAGATATCCCGGGTCATTGTGGGAGACGTACTTGTTGGCCGTGGTGGAAAAATTTTTGTGACCCAAGATGGCCTGCACGGCGGTCTTTTCCAGCCCGCACTCCACCATCTTGCTGCTGGCCGTGTGGCGCAGCGTATGCGGATGCACCCCCTCTATGTGGCATTCCTGCATCAAGTCCCGAAACTTTGTAGCCACGTTGCGCTTGTCCAGCTTTGTACCGGCTTTGGACGGTATCAGCCACTCACAGCCGCTGTCAAGCATCCAAAAGACAATGATTTTGTAAATGGGGTCCAAAATAGGGATGATGCGGTTTTTGCCAGCCTCGGTCTTCTCACCGCCCTGCATGTACCGCTCTTTCAGGTGCACATCGTCGCAGCGCATGGAGAGCAGCTCATCGATACGCATGCCGGTGTAGAGCAGCACCATTGCGATTTGGGCTGTCTGCCCAAGCTTCGGGTCGTCTTGTCGGCTGCTTATCTGCTCTATCTCTTGAGCGGTCAAGGTGCGCTCTGCCTTGCCTGTAGCCGCTGGGAGCTGCAAGAGCATGGCATAGTTTTTGTTTATGATGTCCTGAGCCATTGCCCACTCGCAGATCTGGCTGAAAAGTGTGCGCTGCTTTTCGCAGGAGCTGCGGGAGAGGCCCTTTTCCACCATCTGGTCAATCACCTGTTGATAGTCTGCGGCTTTTAAGTCCCGGAGCTGTCGGTCATACAGCGGCGCAGCCTTTGCATAGGCCAGCTCATAACCCTTTTTCATGTCAGTGCTGAGCTTGTCAAATTTGGGCTGCGCTTTCCATTGGGCGTAGGCATCCGCAAAAGTGCATTTCAGACGCGCTGCGGGGGTATTCTGGGCGTTGTAAGCGTCCAGTGCTTGTACTGCTTCGCCCGGCGTCGCAAACGTCCCCAGAACGTCTCGCTTGGCTGTCAGGGCCACATACGGCTTTGACCTCGTCCCGCTCAACTTATATACACTGCCGCTGCCCTTTGGGCGGCGGCGCTTTTTTCTTTGCTGCGGGGCGGATTCGGGCTGCTTCTTGCCGCAGTAGGGGCAAAAAGATGCATCATCCGGTATTTCCCGACGGCAGCAGGCGCGGATGCACTTCAAGGCTCTTCACCTCGCTTTGCGGTATAGTCGGCCTCGCCGCTCTTCGCGGCCTCTTTGCCTGCCTGATACGCCGACCTCAGCAGATTCACTGGCGGCTGGACTTCCCACGGAATCGGGTCCGTCCCTGTAGCCACGGCGAACCCGTAGTTGTCCAGTATCTGGCCGCAGACAGACACTTTGTTTTGCAAGGGAGTATGCAGATTTGCACACACCTCAGCAAACACCGCCGGCGGATAGCTGCCATGTCGCCCCAAAAGAATAAACAGCACCATCTCTTTTACAATTCGCGGCGCTGTGCGAAAGTATTCTGTAAGTACCTCATCCAGCTCTTCGTCTGATTTGCGCTGTATGGGTTCTTTGTAAAGCTCCGGGTGCAGCATTTCTTGCATGGCGGGGAGCGGAGAAGTCCCGCAAGCCTCGAACCAGTCCATTATCTTGTCGGCTGGTGGGCTGGACGCCCCGCACTCCCAGCTCTGGACCGTAGCCTTTCCCTTGTTGATACGGCGGGCCATCTCGACTTGGCTCAAGCCTGCCGCGACTCTGGCCCGCGCCAATGCGACACCAAGCTTTTCCGCAGTAAAGTAGCTCATCAATTACAACCTCACAAATTTCCATGCCATAAAAACAAAAAGTGACATGGGGAAAACCCATGCCACTCGACAGAGCATAAATCCTTCAAGTTTTCCCATAAAATGGTAAAATCTAAAACAAGTTGGACGAATTGAACAAAAACAGAGGTGAAATAAAATGGATTTCGAGCAAAGAAACGGTAAAGAAAACGAAATGACCATCATTGACGGGATGCCCGCCACCATTTTGACCGGCACGACCCGAACACCTGAACCTTGGGAGGACTAAAGATGGACAAGATGCAGCTGTTTTGCACCCACATTCGCGCCGCGCTGGCCTGCTATGAGGATATGCCGCCGGAGGGTAAGGACTGGGCCTGCCTTTATGTAACCCGCAAGGCAAAGTCTATTCAGGCTCTCCACGCCGCAGCATCCGCCCCCGGCGGGGAGCTTGCCGGGCAGCTGTTGCAAAAATTGCAACAACCTTGCAACCACGGATAATAACGCGCATATTTTGCGCGGATTCAGCGCGAAACGCGCGTATTTAGTAAAAAGTCAGCGTAAATTTCAGCGATTCAGCGCAAATGCTAAATTTTTCGCGCATTTTTGCGCGATTAAATGCGCTTGACGCGATACAATCAACAGTTGTATAATGCGGTTGTGAACAGGGTCGCACATCAATATCCCACAGCAGTGGCTCCGTATTCCGCTTGGCCTTGGCTAAATCCCTCAAACTCCAGCTGTTCAATCAGACCGGAGCGAGAGAAAGACATGGAATTGATATAATTTTTTGCTCTTATTGCAGCCTGTTCGTTCCAGTCGGCGCCACAATGATCTACGGCATAAGTAGCATCTTCCGTGGAATATCCTTCAAACTCAAGCTGACTTTCAAGGCCGCTGTAAGAGAATCCCATACCAGCACTCAGGTAGTTTTTAGCAGCCCGCAAAGCGTTTCTCTGCCCCATTGTAAGGCTATCATCGGCAGAAATTGACGATTTTACGGACGTGCTGCTCTTTGTTCCGTACGTTGAACTTGTCGTGCTGGAAGAAGGAGTAAGCATAAGAACGAACATGATCAGTGCAACACTAACAGCGACCGCGCATCCGCATCCGTGACTTTTTTTCTTCGTTTCAGGCTTTTCGTCTGATTCGATAGCTGCTGTCACGGAACCCGAAGCAACAGGTGCTCCACATTCAGGGCAGAACTTTACGTTCTCAATTTCAGCTCCGCATTTTGGACATTTCATAAAACGCACCTCACATATACAAAAATAGGCAGCCAACCAGCTTGCCGCCGCAGATCGGACAGGCATTTGCCATGATTACGCCTCATCTTTTGATTTTATAAAATTCTGCATTTTGTCAAAACGCAAAACCACACAACCCATCATTGAATTTGTAATTCGTTCATCCGAAAAAGAATCTTTCCACTTTTGAATAGAGTTTGCTTTTCCCTTTTGAGTTTTCAAAGTCAGGAGTTTTTCCAGCTGCTTGATATAAGAATTTTCGACAACAACCTCAAAAAGGTCAAAGAGAGAAAACTTCATCATGTCGTAAAGCTCAGTAGGGCTAAAATCAAATTTGAACCCCATCCTCTCATACTTCTTGAGCTCATCGAGCGTATCAAGAATCATATCATATCTTGAAAATAGAATATCGACATCTGAAGTCCTCTCTATCACTAGAAAAGAGTCCAAAACCCTCCGTATCCGTTCTGGGATTGCTTCTTCTGGAAAATCCACAAATTCCTCCCCGGTGTCAGGATCGATTAAAACAACGGGCTCTGGTGATTTGCTCCACTTAGCGTTCGGGCGCACAAAACGCAACGGCTCTTGGACTTCAGGATCGTCTTTTTTCTTGAAGACCGCATTGATAACCCGCGTGATATTTTTCCGAAATCCAACATTCCATATCACGGGAAACACCTCACACATAACAATTATATAAGGAGGACAAAACAAAATGCAGGATACATCTTTCAGCCAGGACGAAATCAAAAGAATCATCGAAAAGCTTAAGAGTGACCCTGCATTTCGTCAGAAAGTCCTCGATATTCTAAACAGCTGATTCAGAGCAGCTCCCGGATCGCGTTCTTTTTCGCTTCCGAAGCGTTCAGAATCTTTTGTACAAGCTCAGCATCTTCAGGAGACAGGCCACTCAGGCTTACCGTCTCCGGGGTGCTGGGCTTTTCTTTTTGCTCTTCGCCGGTCAACTCTTCAACCGTGACGCCTAGCGCATTGGCTACTGGCACTAGCATTTCATTCGGGAAGTCACGTCCGCTTACTATCATTTGCGAAATATAGCCGCGGCTCTTTCCAATCTCTCGGCATACAAAAGAAACATTGATCCCTTTTTCAGTAGCGATTTTTTTAGCTCTCTCCACATTTCGCATAGAAAAGACCTCGCTATTCTGTGAAAATAGCCAAATGTTCACTAAATTGCATATTGGCTATTGCAAAATAGCCACTTGGCTAGTATAATACTAAGCACAGGGCAAACAAAACCAAGGACCCTGACAATATTATATCGGGCAGACGCTAGATTTTATTCACTTTGTACCTTGCAACTACATAGTAGCATATTTTCTAGTGATTTTCAAGCCCGGAAAGGAGAATTGCTAGTGAATGTTTCAAAAATTGACCAGTTTTGCAAGCTGCACGGACTGAGCCGCACCGATCTGGAAGCGGCGGCAGGCCTGAGCAACGGCGCAATCGGCAAGTGGGAGCGCAGCATTTACGGCCCCAGCATTTCGCAGCTGCTCAAGGTTGCGAAGTATTTCCGGGTGCCGGTCACGGCGCTGCTGGCAGATGATGAAGGAGGTAAGACTGCATGAACAACCTTATACCCATCAACTACGACAACCCGGAGCGCCCCACCGTGAGCGGCCGGGAACTGCACGAGTTTTTGCAGGTTGGCGCAGATTACCGGCATTGGTTCCCTCGTATGTGTGAGTACGGCTTTACCGAGGGCGAGGATTTCAACCCGGTCAAAATTGACCGAGTTCAAAATGAGGGCGGGCGCAAGGTCACGCGCACGGTGGACGACCACCAGCTTACCATCCCGATGGCGAAGGAGCTGTGCATGATACAGCGCAACGAGCGCGGCAAGCAGGCCCGGCAGTATTTCTTGACGGTAGAAGCCCAGTGGAACAGCCCGGAAGCGGTAATGCGCCGTGCAGTGCTCATTGCTGACCGCAAAGTGAAAGAGCTGCAAAGCGTGAACCGCAGCCTGCTGGCCGAGAACAACGACCTGAAGCCGGATGCAGAGTATGCCCGGGCGGTGTGCGTGGGCAAGAACTGCCGCACCACTACCAGCCTTGCCAAGGATTACGGCCTGAGTGCCGAGAAGCTCAACAGCGTCCTCCACGGCCTGAAGATCCAGTACAAGACCAGCGACGGCCAGTGGGTGCTATACGCCAAGTATTGCGGCAAGGGCTACACCAAAAACCGCAAATCCACGCCGTTCCAGCACAAGAGCACCGGCGAGTGGGACACCAAGAACACCACCGTATGGACGGAAGCCGGACAGCGCTTTATCTATGAGCAACTCAAGGCCGTGGGAATGCTGCCCAGCGTGGAGCGCAGGCAGAGCGTGGAGCAGATGGAGCTTGCCGCCCGGCAGCACAACCAGGACGGCGTGGCGTAAGCAATATATTTTGGAGGTTACTATTATGAAAAAACTGCATGTGAAAGCTACGTTTATTGAGCCGGTGCTGGGCACATGGCCCGCAAACCCCAATGTGGCCCGCGAGCTTATCGCCAGCAAGTCGCCGGATGCCGCAACCATCGAGGATGAAGTGGCGGCTCTTGGCCCTGATGCGGTAGCTGACAAGGGCATGACCGTTTTCCCGCGTGACCCGGACGGCAATCCGATTTTTTACGATTACCAAATCAAAGGCATGTTTAAGGATGCTTGCGGTATGCTTTCCCGCATCGGCGGCAAGACCGAGACGGGCAAGAAGAAGGCCGTGAACGAAAGCGGCAAGCTGGCTGCTTACAAGAAGGTCATTGACGGCCTGATCTTTATTCAGCCCCGCATGATTCCCATTCACACGAACGGTGAGATTACCGAGTGCCAGCGTCCACTCCGCGCACAGACCGCACAGGGCGAGCGCGTGAGTCTGGTCAACAGTGAGGAAGTCCCGACGGGCAGCACCTGCGAGTTTGACGTAATCCTCCTTGACGACAGCCACGAAAAGGTTGTGCGTGAGTGGCTGGATTATGGCATTCTGCGCGGCATCGGCCAGTGGCGCAACAGCGGAAAGGGACGCTTTACCTACACCGCTTATGAGGTGAAGGCCTGAGAGCAAGGGCATGGCATTGACGGCCCTGATTCGCGGAGGAGTCGCTTGGCAAAGGCTATGAGGTGAACTGCTGTGCAGTGGCAATGCACAGAGCATCGCAGCGGCACGGAGAAGCACAGACAGGCAAGGCGAAGGCAGGGCAGGGCGGGGCAGAGCGACGTTTTGCGAAGCGAAGGCAGAGCATGGAGAGGCTGAGCAAGGCATGGCACGGCACCGAGAAGCAAAGGTAAGGCGTTGATTAGTCTGGCAATGGAATGACGAAGCGAAGAAATGCGAAGGAATGGCAGAGAAAAGCGCTGATGTGATTTGCGAAGGAAAAGCGGTACACCGTAACGATTCGCTGCGGCAAGGTTTTGCTTCGGATGCATTGGCATGGAAGAGAGAAGAAATGCCGTGATTTGCAATGGAACGGCTTGGCAAGGACCAGCTTAGTCAAGTAGCGCAATGGCTTTGAGAAGCGATGTTTAGCAAAGGCAGAGAAGAGTGAGGCTAGGAAACGCAGAGAACTGCGACAGCACAGCAAAGAGAAGACATTTTATTAAAAGGAGAAACGAGCATGAAAAAAATTATTGTTGGTGTAGCGTCCGTATTGGCAAGCGCTTTGCTGATGGCCGGATGCAATAAGCAGGTTATTGATCTGACCTATGAATACAGCTGGGCACAGCTGAAAATGCCTGATGGAACGATTATCGAGGGCAATGTCGAAAGCTGGCGCGACTATGAAGGCGACCAGCTTCAGGTTGTGATTGACGGTGTGACCTATCTGGTTCATTCGTCCAACATTGTTATGCGTCATTGATGCAAGGAGGACCTTTATGAAAACCACGATGCGCGATAAGGTTTGCCAGCTGATTGGCAAGTATCAGTATCTCGAAGACTATTACAAAACGAAAGCGGCCATCTACACAAGCTTTATCATCCGGCCTGCAGAGCCTGCGCAGGCGGATATGTGCGGCCAGTTCTTGGCCGATTTGAACAAGCTGCTGGAAGAGGACGAAGCCGCAGCAGCCCAGGAAGACCCCCGCAAGACCGCCCCGGCGGGCAAGTGGTGCGCGAACTCAGCGGCACAGGCAGCTGAGAGCACCGCAAAGGAGGCGCGGAACAATGGGTGAAGCACTGGCGATTATCATCGCGTTTGCCGCCCTTCTGGGCATCTCGTGGGGCGTTACCTGCGCCGCCGTGTGGGCCATCTGCGCATTGATGCACTGGACGTTCACCTGGGCCGCCGGAACGGCGACGTGGATCGCGCTCTGGCTCATTGGCAGCTTTGGCAGCTCTAAGAAGTGAGGCGTTGACCATGCCTGCACAGAAGAAACACACCAATAAAGGAAGGTTATGAGCATGAGTGAAAAAATCATCGCCTACAAGGCCATGGACAAAAACATGATGTGCCGTGGCAAGCAGTATGACGTGGGCAAGACCTACACAGAGCCGGAGGCCGACTGCTGCCACGCTGGTATGCACGCCTGCGAGAACCCGCTGGATGTGCTGCACTACTACCCGTTGAAGGACAGCCCGCGCTTTTTTGAGGTCGAGTGCGGCGGGAACGTGGATAAAAGCATAGGGGACAGTAAGCTAGCCTGCACTGAGCTGACGGTGAAAGGTGAGGTGAATTTTGCAGGGCTGGTAAAAGCTGCGGTGAACGCCGTTTTTAATCGGGTGAAGGGCAAAGGGCCCTTTTCCAGCGGCGATTACAGCACGGCAGGTTCTAGCGGCAATTACAGCACGGCGGGTTCTAGCGGCAATTACAGCACGGCGGCAGCTACTGGGGCTTATTGCAGAGCAAAAGCAGACGGAAAAGGCAATATCGCCGTCGCAAACGGCGCACACAGTAAGGTACGGGGCGTTCTGGGCTGCTATCTGGCGCTGACTGAGTACGACGATGACGGCAATATGCTGTGGGCAAAGATGGAAAAAGTAGACGGTGCTTCTGTCAAGGAAAACGTCTGGTACACGCTCAAAAACGGCGAGTTCGTGGAGGCCGAGCCGTGAAAAAGCACTGCAAAACTAAATCGAAAGAAAGGAGCAGGCCATGCAGAAGCCGAGTCTTACGATAGGCGAATGCGTCCAGATCCTTCGGGACAACAACATCTCAAAGACCGAAAAGGTCTTGGGAGCACAGATCCAGGCGGGGTTGTTTACCAGCTGGGCGATTCCGTCCGTAGGAACAAAAGAACCCTGCCCGGACATCTCCCGCGCCGGTTTTATGGCGTGGGTGAAGGACTTTTACAATCTCGAAAAGGTTTATACAAAGGAGGAACCGAGAGAATGAGAAAGAAACCGATGAATTTTCGGCTCATCTTAGCGCTGGACGGGCTGGCTTTGCTGGCAATCATCGGCGCGGTGCAGGTGGTGCGCTGGGCCTGCTCTTTGATGGCCGTTGCACTGGCTTGCTGGGGCGGCTGGGACATCGCCGAGGCTGCGCATGCCGCGCCTTGGATTATTGTTGCATCCACTGCCGGGCTGGCAATGTCGCTTTATGGGATGCATGAGGACAATAAACGGTATAAGCGCACCGGCTACGGCAAAATCGTCCGCAACCATGCCCGGAACTCGGAGTATCCGCAGGATGAGGAGAAGGGCGCATGAAGCTGGACGAGTTGGTTCGGCAGCAGGCCGAAGAGTACCTGAAAACAGCCACGCGACTTGCAACGGAGTCCGCACTCACGGGAGACATCTGGCTGCGGGTCATCTGCCGGGAAAAATCAGAGGTCTATAGCGCGGCAGCAGATGGGCTACTCACAGCCCTCCACGATGCGGAGGACGTTGCACATGGCTGATAACATCCACTATATCACATGGTACACCGTGTACAGCGCCAAGACCGGTGAGATAGTGGCAGCGGGAACGTCTTCCATGTGCGCTGCAAAGCTTGGATACAAGACCGCCAACAGCTTTGTGTCTTCCGTTGGACACCGACGCCATAAAAAAAGCGTCCGCGCAAGTACATTTTTGAGCAGGAGCGCATTGATCGTGCGGAGGTCGACTGTCTCCCCCCGCTTCGCCGTTACTGCAAAAAGACGAAAAGGGAACAGAAATATGAACGGTAGATATATGCGAGCCGCAGAGATTCGCTGGCATGATCGTCAGCCGGAGCGGCTGCGGCACATCCACCAGAAGAAGGAGAAGAAAAAGGTGAGCACGGTACAGATTTTTGACGGGGATTTGCGTTTTGTCAACGAAATCCCCATGCCGAACACGCTGGCGGGCATCCAGTACGCCGACCAGCTGGCAGCAGAAAAGCCGGGCCGTCTGTACGTTGTTATGGACGAGCACCGGCAGAAGGTTTACCAGAGGTGACATACATGGCCCTAGAGCAAAAGGAACGCCGCAAAGCGGTTCTGCGGTATGCAGTCAGCGTCCCCGAATGGAATCTTGCGCTCAAGCATCGGGCAGCAGCAGAGCTTACGAAATGCGCAAGCCTCTTGATGAGCGTAAGCCAGATGATGCTTGCGACCGACGCAGAAGACCGTTTTTATCCGGGCAGGTTAGATTACGGGATGTCTCCGACGGGATATGCAAAAGCCATTTCGGATGCAGAGTACAGCATCGGCACAGCCGCTTCGGCGCTGGAAACCGTAGTTGCTTTAGCAGATGAGTCAAACGCCTTCCCGCTTATCAGCTCCGCCCAGACCGGCGGGTTAGATGACGCGATGGGCAACATTGAGGCGGCATACAATTCTGGTCTTGGGTGGCTGGTAGATCTGTGCCGGGTACACGGGATGGATGAGGTGACATACAATCATGGATAAAATGACCATTTACGAGCAGTGCCGGGAAGTCCCCAAAGACGCCCAGAAGTCTATCGCAGCGGGCCGCCTGAAGGGCAAGACCGATATTAACCCCATGTGGCGCATCAAGAAGCTGACTGAGCTTTTTGGCCCGGCTGGTACGGGCTGGAAGTTCGACCCGCCGGTGTTCGAGGAAAAGACCGGAGCAAAGGGCGAAGTTGTCGTGCAGTGTTTTACGAATCTGTACGTCATGCAGGATGGTGGGGAAGCGTGGAGCGCCCCCATCCCCGGAATCGGCGGTTCTATGCTGATTGCGATGGAATCCGGCGGGCTCCGAACGGATGATGACGCTTACAAAAAGGCGTATACGGATGCCCAGAGCGTGGCCTGCAAGGCGCTTGGGATTGGCGCGAACGTGTACTGGAAGGATGACTCCACCAAGTACACCCCGCTTCCGGCCATCCCCGTTCCGGTGTGCGCCTGCTGCGGAAAGAAAATCATCGGCATCAAAACCAAGGACGGGAAAAAATTGACCGCTGAGCAGGCAGCGGAACGCAGCAAAGCAAAATATGGCCGCATACTCTGCGTAGAGTGTGCAAAGAAGCAGCCGAAAGAAGATGGAGGAATGTCTCATGCTTAATGTTGTTGCGCTGATGGGCCGTCTGGTCTACGACCCGGAGCTCAAGACCACCCAGAACGGCACCAACGTGTGCAGCTTTCGCATCGCGGTTGACCGCAGCTTTACCCGGCAGGGCGAAGAGCGCAAGGCCGATTTTATCGACATCACCGCGTGGCGGCAGACCGCCGAGTTCGTCTCCAAGTATTTCCAGAAGGGCAGCATGATTGCCATCGAAGGCAGCTTGCAGACCCGTCAGTACCAGGACAAGAACGGCAACAACCGCACAGCTACCGAGGTTCTTGCGTCGCAGGTGAGCTTTTGCGGCGGAAAGGCCGCAGAGAAGCCCACTGTGCGCGATTTCGACCAGCAGACGGAAAATCATGTGCGCGAAGCAAACGCCGCTCACAGCGCCCCGCAGAAGCCTCAGAGCGTGCCGGAGTATTCGCAGGGCAGCGCAGACGACTTTTCAGTCATTGATGACAGCGAAGACCTCCCGTTCTAAAACGAAAGCTGCGCTATCTGGCTATACGGGCGCGCAAAGGAGGTGATTGAGTGGCACAGGACGATAAAAAGTCATTTGTGGCGTATCTGAGCTGGTTCGACGCGCTGGAAGAATACTCCGACGCAGAGGTTGGGCAGTTGATGCGAGCTCTTGCACGGTATGCCAAAACCGGAGAAGAACCCGAATTTTCAGACCGTGGGATGCGTGGCAACTGGAAATTTATGTGCAGCGACGTAAAACGGGCGTCTGAAAAATGGGATGAAACACGCAAGAAACGCAGCAACGCCGGAAAACGCGGCATGGCAAAGCGCTGGGGAAAGCCTGACGACATAACAAAAATAACAAACGATAACAATGTTAATAACGACATAACAAAAATAACTGTAGATGTAAATGGAGATGTAGATGTAAATGGAGATGTAGATGTAGATGTTGTAAAGCGCGATAACACCGCCGCCGTTGATATGGAGTTATCAAAAATCGTCCAGCATTACCAGCGGGCTATCGGCGACTTCCCGCGTTCGGCACTGGAAAAACTGCAAAAATGGCGGCAGGAGTACAGCACGGAGATGATTTTGCTGGCGATTGACAAGGCTGCAGAGGCCGGAAAGCGCTCGTGGAACTACATCAACGGCATCCTGTCTGGCTGGCAGCGGGACGGGATACGCACCCCGGGGGACGTGGCAGCGAATGAGCAGCGCCGACAAGAACAGCCTCGTGGGAAACAAGCCACAGAAAGCACCGTAGAAGCATACGCGAATATTTTCAAGGGGGTGAAAGCGTGACAGTGGAGATGATGACAAAGCTTCTTGCGGACGCTGAGGCCTATTTTGGACGGCCTCAGACCGCAGAGAACCGCGCAAGTATCGCGGAGATCTGGGCGAACTCATCGCTCAAGGATGTGCCGGATGATATGGCCTATAAGACATTCCACGAGGTGATTTCGGAGTGCAGCTGGCAGAGCCAGCTTCTCCCGGCGTGGAAAAAGGCCATCGAAAAGGCCCAGGGCGAGCAGATTCTGGTAAAGCGCTGCCTTGCTGCCCGCACCCGGATGCTCAAGTCCAGAGCAGAAAGAAAGCTTCTTGGGCAGGAAAACCAGAACGGAGGACGAAATGCCTAGATACAAAGTCATCGTAGAGTGCAGCGGCCCGCACGGGAACGCGGCGCTTACATACCGGATCAATACCGCGAGTCAGTTTGCGGCAGAGTTCCGGGCCTGCCAGCTGGCGGGCGACCATTGCCACGAGTATCGGGACATCAAGCCAGTGAGAACGGAGGTGCTGGAAAATGGATGAAGTGAGGTTAATTAACGCAAATGCGCTTTGCAGGCATATCCAAGACTGGAAAACCAGATGCCAGGGGCTGCACAGGCACAGCGTTGGCATGTATCACATGATAATATACGAGGTGCTGTGCCAAGTGCTGGATGTCATTAACGATACGCCCACTATTGACCCGGAGAGCTTGCGACCGACGGCAAAGTGGATTATTGTGCGGCGCATGGCAGATGGTGCGGAGTGCAAGTGCGGGAACTGTGGACGCAAAGAGGTTTTTACAACATTTGACCGGCACACGGAACATGCCTATTGCTGTCGCTGCGGGCACAAAATGGAGGGCTTTTGTAATGACTGAATACATCCGGCGCGAGGCTGTGTTAAAGAGTTTGGAATATACCACGATATGGGAGGCAGAAGCAGAGAACATTATCTCGCTGACCCTTCGTGCAGCACGAGAAAAGGTTGAAAAACTTCCTGCTTTGCAGGAAAAAGACCTCTTTCCCGCATGGCGCAACCCTGAAACGGACCCGCCGAAGATCGAAACCGAAGTGCTGGTTTTGTACCGCAACGAAATTGACGGATACGGGATTACGACAGCGCACTATGAAGACGGCAATGTTTTCTCCGAGGACAGCGAATGGAATTGGGAAGATCTCCCTGATTGGGGAACATACGACGAGGAACGGGACGACTACCGAATCCCGGAAGGCTGGTGGGAATACCGCCACTTCAACCCGGACGACGTTTACGACAACAAGATAGACCGCCCCGTGGTGGGTTGGATGCCGATGCCGCCGGAGGTGCTGAGAAATGACGATGACGCCGTGTAAAGACTGCCCCGACCGGCACCCGATCTGCCACGACACCTGCCCCAAGTACGCTGAGTTTAAGCGCCAGCGCGGCGCAGAAGCCGCTTACACCCGAGAGATGCTGGACACAGGCAAAGTCTACCACTACGACCACGAGGACCGCCACCGGGAGCGGGGCCGCAAGAAGTACATGGGAGCGAACGGAGGAGCGGACAGATGAAAGTACTTATCGCCTGTGAGGAATCGCAGGAAGTATGCAAGGCGTTTCGGGCAAAAGGTCACGAAGCCTACTCCTGCGATATTCAGGAGCCGTCCGGCGGGCATCCCGAGTGGCATATTCTTGGAGATGCGCTCAAGGCTGTTGAGGGGGGGGGCAAGTCGTGACAATGGACGGCGTAACGCATGACGTTGGCAAGTGGGACTTGCTCATTGCACACCCGCCCTGCACCTACCTGAGCAATGCAGCAACACGCTCATTCAGCTTGCGTGTCACCCCGGCGGAAAAGGTTGTTGCCCGGTGGGCAGAGCGTGTAAAAGCCGCAATTTTCTTTATGCAGTTTATGCTGGCTGATGTCCCCAAAATTGCAGTCGAGAACCCTGTGGGCATCATGAACACGGCGTACAGAAAAGCCGACCAGGTCATTCATCCGTACTACTTTGCCGAAAACGAAGCAGACACGGAAAACTATCACACAAAGCGCACTTGCCTTTGGTTGAAAAACCTGCCGCCTCTGGAACGGAAAAACAACTTTCCGCCGCCAGAGCCTGTTTACGTCTCAAACGGGAAAAATCCCAAGAAAATCAGCTGGTGCGAAGGCATACGCGGAACGCAAAACGGCCAAGAGGGCCGGGCAAAAGCCAGAAGCAAAACCGCGCCAGGCATTGCAAAAGCAATGGCTGAACAATGGGGGTAAGCAGATGGGCGAAAAACGCATACATTTAACCCTCTACGGCGACCCGCGCACCAAGAAAAACTCTGCCCGCATCCTCAAAAGCCGCTCAGGCGGGCGCTTTGTGGCCCCTAGCAAGGCCTACGTGGATTATGAGACGGACTGCCTGCGGCAAATCAAAAGGCCGCGCAGCCCTGTTTCTGCCCGCGTGAACGTGAAGTGCGTTTACTACATGAAGACCGCCCGCCGGGTCGATCTGGCAAACCTCATCGAGGCGACAACGGACATTCTGGTAAAAGCCCACGTGCTGGAGGACGACAACAGCAAGATCGTCGCCGCCCACGATGGCAGCCGGGTGGAGCTTGATCGGAAGAACCCGAGGGTGGAAATTGAGATTGAAGAAATGGAGGACGAAAAATGAACCAAATTTTTCTTGTCATCGGCGCAACGCTTTGCTACGTCGGCGGATTCGGCATAATGATTTGTCTTTTGGGCGTCCTAACCGAACTGTGTATCGAAACCTGGGACAGTAATTTTAGACAGATTTGTGTTCGATTCCAAATTGCGCCGGGCGATGTTTCATACTTTGCCCAGAATAAAAAAGACATTGAAGCAGCACTTGAAAAGCAACGCATTCGGCGGCCGAACACGGACGATGCATCTTTCGGGTGGTGGAACTGCCCAGAATGCAACGCGCCGAACCGATACGCCAGCGAAAGCAAACCGGTTGCATATTGCCGCTGCTGCGGGCAAGCTGTCGATATGGATTACTACAGGAGGCATGCCAATGATTCGCACGCGGACACCTGACGCCGACACACCAAAGCCTGACAGCGGCGCGGACTACCGCACCGTCAAAACGTGGTTCCAGCAGTGCCGCGACCTTGCAGCAGCTATCGAAATCCAGAAGCAAAAAATACAGCGTATCCGGGACGTGGCAGAAAAATGCACCCAGAGCCTGAGCGGGATGCCTGCGGGTGGTGGCAATGGGGACAAGGTGGGCTTCGCTGTAGAGCAGCTGGACACCGAGCGCCGACAGCTTCAGAGGATGGAGACGGACCTGTGCAATCTGCGTGTCGAGGCCACCCGGCGGGCATACTGCCTGATAGCCGAGCCGGAATGCGCCGAAGCGATTTGCGAACACTATATCATGGGCAAGTCTCACAAGGAAATCGCAAGAGAAGTCAGCGTATGTGGGGCAGAGGTGGTCTACCGGCGAATCAAACGCGGATGCATGGCTCTGGCTGAAATATGGGAAGAGTTTTCTGACGTGCAAAGTGTACAACATGCACAAGAAAACACAGCGTGATTTTGGCAGGGGGCGGCCCTTTTCAAGTCTGCAAGCTTAGATGTAAAATTTTAATAAGCGGTTCAGCGCTAAGCGGTGGCCGCTTGCCACGCAGCTTCCAGAACGGTCCCTTCCTTGTGACAGGTTTTCATGCTTTCCTGTTCTCCTTCACCGTTTTGCGGGCTGCTTCTATGCGATACACTGACATAAAGGCAGCCTGTCGCTCATAAGAGACAGGAGACGGTTCGATTCCGCCGTATCGCACCGTATGGCGCATGGACTCATCCCCCACAAAGCTGCACGCTTAACCTCCCGTGCCACGAGAGAAAGCTTTGAATCCCCGAGGGTGTGGGTAGGCTTCCCGACGGGATGTGCGTCAAACAACAGCCCCGGCGGAGAACCGGGGCTGTTTTATATGGCCGCCTGAGCGCAGTACGGAGTGCGTGTCAGCTGAGATATTGCTGGCTGGTTCGAGTCCAAGGGCGGCGTTTTATGCTCCGGTAGCTCAAGTGGTAGAGCAGCGGTCTCCAAAACCGCATGTTGCAGGTTCGAGTCCTGCCGGGAGTGCTTGCATGATCTGACGAGAGCGGGGAGTGCAATAGCGGGGCATCCAGCCGCGAAAGTTCTGGATGCAGAGGCCTTGCACCCGACAAGCAAAGCCTCTTATTATATGCCGTCATAGCTCAACTGGCAGAGCGCCGCCCATTTAAGGCGGGACAACATTGGTGATACCACGGAAACATCACTGCACAGCCAACCACTGCGCACATCCATTCCGTGGGTGCCGGTTCAAATCCGGCTGGCGGCACATTCGATATTTTGACCGTTCGGATTTCCGGGCGGTTTTTCTTTTGCACGAGTTTAGAGAGGTGGTGGCTGTGGGGGCAAAACTGACAGACCGACAGAAAAAGAAAATCATTGCGGACTATGTGCAGCTCCACAATTACCGCAAAACTGCCAAGCTGAACAACGTCGCCGAAAGCACTGTGCGCAAGGTTGTGAGCGAAAATCCAGTATGTGCAGATTTGTGCGCCAAGAAAAAAGAGCAGAACACGCAGGACATGCTTTCATACTTGGGCAGCAAGCGCGAGGAAGCGCAGGATCTTCTCGAGCTGTACCTGAAAGCGATGGCAGACCCAGACAAAATTGCAGAAGCAACGCTGCCGCAGCTGTCCACGGCGTTCGGCACCATCGTGGACAAGTTTGCTATGCTGGGAGACCAGAGCGGCATAGAGGCCCCGGACGATGGCCTGCTTGAGGCTCTGAGCGCTGCCGCAGACCTCAGCCCGCCGGATGACGTGGACATGCTGCCGGAGGAAGAGGACGACCATGCGGAAAAGTAACGGTTTTCGCTGGAAAGCCCTCAGCCAGCGGCAAAAGCAGGTCTTGAGCTGGTGGACACCGCAGAGCGCATACAGCGGCTACAACGGCATCATTGCAGACGGGGCTATCCGCTCGGGCAAGACCTTTGCCATGAGCTTTTCTTTTGTCCAGTGGGCTATGACCTGTTACAGCGGCCAGCAGTTTGCCATGTGCGGCAAGACCATCGCCAGTTTCCGGCGCAACGTGATGGGGACGCTCAAGCAGCAGCTTGCGGCCCGTGGCTACAACGTCAAGGAGCATCGGGCGGAAAACTGCATGACCGTCAGCAAGGGCGGCAAAGCCAACGAGTTTTACTTTTTTGGCGGCAAGGACGAGAGCAGCCAAGACCTGATCCAGGGCATCACCCTTGCGGGCGCGTTCTTCGACGAGGTGGCCCTGATGCCGCAAAGCTTCGTCAATCAGGCCACAGCCCGTTGCTCTGTCACCGGGTCAAAATTCTGGTTCAACTGCAACCCGGGCAGCCCGCAGCACTGGTTTTATCTCGAGTGGGTGCGCAAGTGCCGTTCTCGCAAGATGATGTATCTCCATTTCACGATGGACGATAACCTGTCACTTGCCGAGGACATCAAAGAGCGCTACCGCAGCCAGTACAGCGGCGTTTTCTACCAGCGCTACATTCTGGGCCTGTGGACAGTGGCCGAGGGCCTTGTATATGACATGTTTGACCGCAAGAAGCACGTCGTTGATGTGCTGCCGGCGCTGTCTCCAAAGAGCGCTTATGTGGCTTGCGACTTCGGCACACAGAACGCAACGACCTTTCTGCTGTTCCAGAAGCAGGCAGATACGGACTGCTGGATCGGCACCCGAGAGTACTACTACAGCGGCCGCGAACAGAAGCGGCAAAAGACCGTGGGCGAGTACGTCACAGACCTCAAGGCGTGGCTGAATGGCCTCAAGCCAGAGAGGATCATTGTGGACCCCTCTGCCCTGCCCCTGATTACAGAGCTGCGCAAGAACGGATTCACGCAGACCCCCGCAAACAACGACGTTCTGAGCGGCATTCTGGACGTGCAGACCATGCTGCAGACCGGGCGGCTGAAGATCTACAAAGACTGCAAGCACACGCTGGAAGAATTCGGCGTGTACGCTTGGGATCCAGATAAAGACGACACCGTGCTGAAGGTCAACGACCACTGCATGGACGCTATCCGCTATTTCGTGCGCACAAAGCGCCTTGTGAAACTGAGGGATTGATTTTGAGCACTGTATACACATTCCAGACCTTCCAGCAGGCGCAAGCCGCCGGGGAACAACCTGATTTCATCCGGCGATTCGTGCAGCAGCACTGCGCTTCCGGGCCGTACAAGATGGCGCTGGACGCCGACCTGTACGATGCCCAGAAAAACCCGGGGGCTGAACGCTTCGCACAGGCTTACGCTTTGATGCTGAAGCGCCTGTCCAAAAACACCAAGCAGGACACCCCACACCCCGATATGGTCAAGAGCAATCTTTTCCGGCGGCTCAACAAGCAGCGGGCAACCTACTCCCTCGGCAACGGCGTAGTCTTTGCGGACGATGGCGTGGACAAGGACAGGCTGGGGCAGAACTTTGACGAGCAGATCCAGAAGGCCGGATATTTCGCCCTGATCCACGGTGAGAGCTTCGGATTCTGGAACAACGACCATCTGGTGGTTTTCAAGCTGACCGAGTTCGCGCCCCTGTACGATGAAAAGACAGGCCTTTTGCAGGCGGGTGTGCGCTTCTGGCGGCTGAACCCGGACACGGATATGCACTATATCCTGTACGAGCTGGACGGCTTCACTGAGTACACGGAAAGCAAAATCGGCAATGTGATGCAGGAGACAACGCCGAAGCAGGCATACAAGAGCGTGACCGTCACCACACCCGGCGGCGGGCTGGAAAGCGTAGAGGGCGAAAACTACAGTGCTCTTCCCATTGTGCCGCTGTGGGGCTCCGACCTGCACCAGAGCACCCTTGTGGGGCTGAAAGCCTACATTGACAACACCGATCTGGTGATGTCCGGCTTCTGCAATGACTTGCAGGACTTTTCGCAGATCTACTGGCTGTGCGAGAACTTCAACGGCATGACCGATGACGAGCTACAGGAGTTCCTCGTCAAGCTGAATCTGTACCACATTGCAGGCGCAGACACCAGCGAGGGCGGAAAGATCACCCCCTACACCACCGAGATTCCTGTGACGGCCCGGCAGGCTCTGTTGGAGCTGCTCCACGCACGGGTGTATGAGGACTTCGGCGGGCTGGACGTGCATTGTGTCAGCGTGGACAGCACCAACGACCATCTGGATGCAGCCTATGAGCCGCTGAACCAGAACGCGGACGACTTCGAGGCTCAGGTCAAGCCGTTCATCCGGCAGATCTGCGCACTGGCTGGCTTTGACAACGCTATGTCGACATTCAACCGCAGCAAGATCACCAACACCGCTGAACAGGTCGCAACGGTGATTTCTGAGGCGCCGATCATCGGGCAGGACGTGGCCATTGACCTGCTGCCCAACCTGACCCCGGAACAAAAGGAACAGGCCAAGGCCGCGATGATGGCTGAGAGCGCAACACGGGAGAACGTGGACGAGGAGGAGGAAGACGATGGCGAATCTTAAAATTCCGATGGAGGGGAAAATCGAAATCGAGCTTTCAGAAGAAGCAAAAAATGTTATGCAACGGTTCATTTCCGCTGTTGAGCTGCTGCAGGGAACGACTATTGATATCACAAGGCCAAACGTGCGGATGGTCGGCATTGATGCGTTTGGACGACCGCAGTTTGAAAAGAGCGAAGAAATAAATGATTGACCGTGACCGCATCTCTACCCGCCAGTTGAACCGCCTTCGCCGCCGAATCCTCCGGGTGTACGGCACTGCCCGCCGGGAGATGCAGGAGCAGCTGACCGAGTTTCTGGTAAAGTACAAAGCGCTGGACGAGCGCAAGCGGGCGCAGCTGGATGCAGGCGAGATCACCGAGGATGATTACCGCATCTGGCTGCAAAATCAGGTCTTTCAGTCCGATTTGATGCGCGCCAAGCTGGACGGCATCACGCAGACCTGCACCACAGCCCAAGAGACGGCCTACAAGCTGGCCCGGGACGAGCAATACAACATCTTTTCCTTTGGCGCAAACTGGGCTTTCTACGAGCTGGAGCAGGACGCAGGTGTGACGTTCGGGCTGACCCTGTACAACACCGAAGCGGTCAAGCTGCTGCTGAAGGAGAACCCCCGCATGGTGCCAAACAAGCGCATCAAGAGCGAGAGCAACCGCACCTATGACGCCCGGGTGTTCAATCGCTACGTCATGCAGGGCATCGTGCAAGGCAAGAGCGTCCACGACATCGCCGTGCAGGCCGTGAATGGCATGGCAGACACGGAGATCCACTGGGCCATGAACAACGCCATCACAGCCCTTACCAGTGCCCAGAACGCCGGGGCTTTGCAGCAGATGCGCAACGCCCAGGCTTTGGGCATCGAGGTCAAAAAGCGCTGGAACTCTACCCACGACTACCGCACCCGTGAAATGCACCGCTTGCTTGACCAGCAGACGGCAGAGCTTGACGAGCCGTTCAAGGTCATGGGCTACGAGATTCAGCGCCCCGGCGACCCCAGCGCGGCCCCGGAGATGGTCTACCACTGCCGCTGCGTGCTGTCCTCTGCGCTGGGCAAGTATCCACGGCAGAACGCCATGCAGCGGGACAATGTGACCAAAGAGACCACCCCCGTCATGGATTACACCGAGTGGTATAAATCCAAGGGCGGCACAGAAAAAGAGCAAATGTGGTGGGCGGAAGAGCGCAAGAGAAAGAAGGAGCGAAAATGAAGCATAAAAATAAAGCCCTGCCGCCCGGCAGGGTGTAGGGGTTATACGGTTGTGCCATCAGGGAGACGGAAAAGAATCTCGGCGGTGCATCCGAGAGCCAAAGAAAGCTCTTGAATATCCTTTTCGGTAAAGTTTCCCCTTGCCATCTTGTTGGAAAGATTCTGCCGGGTTTGCCCAGTGGCTTCGGCAAGCTCGCCCATCGTCATCCCTTTACGCTTCATTATCAGGCGGATTTTTTCAGCAACAGTAAGTGTCATATCTTTCACCTCCGTTCATTTATAGTATAAACTAAAACGTGTATTCAGTCAATCTCTATTTGCATTTTTCATAATAAAATGTAAAATAAGCGTTGACATACGACACGAATTAGTGTATAATATATTTTGTGAGCAAGAGGGGCGGAAAGGAGGACGCCCATGAAGTTCAAGGATTTCAAGAAGCTGAACCGTGAAGAACAGCGCAAGAAGTTTGAACAGTACAAAAAAGAGTGGTTAGCTACTCGCCATAGCTAACCACTCGTAAACAAGAAAAGCCATCCACAAAAAGCTCCTCTTACTCACATTTTATTTTTTTATAAGCGATTTGTCAAGTAAAATGTGAGGTTTTAGCAATGGAAACACCAAAAATCACGAAGGTGGAGCTTGAACTGGATGCTGTTTCTGGCGAACTCCGAGTAATGCACGACCTGTTGAACATCTTTGCCAACTGGTTTGATGAAACGCACAAGACCGATATGATCAAGCGGGAGCGCACCAGCGAGCTTGTGAGCCAGATTTGGAACGAAGCCCCGATGTACAGCTCTATGCTGACGGCTCTGTTCGCATCCCTTACCGGGTTGGAAAAGGAAGTTGACGAAGTACTTAACTATCAAATTGCAGAACAAGAGGTAAACGCATGAGTAACATTCAGATTTTCAACAACCCCGAGTTTGGTGAAATTCGCACCATCGACCAGAACGGCGAGCCGTGGTTCGTCCTCAAGGATGTGTGTGAATCTTTTGGTGAGCAGAATTACAGACGTGTTTCTGCCCGTCTGGATGAAGAAGAGAAGGGTGTGTCGCAAATTGCTACCCCCGGCGGGATGCAAAACATGACTGTTGTGAGCGAGGCAGGACTGTATTCCACTCTGTTCGCAATGCAACCTGAAAAGGCAAGAGGTGTTGACGAAAGCTATATTGCAAAGCGTCAGGAACAGCTTAAGCGCTTCCGCAAGTGGGTCACGTCCGAGGTGCTGCCCTCCATCCGCAAGAATGGCGGTTACATCGCCGGACAGGAGCAGCTCACCCCGGAGGAGCTGATGGCAAAGGCTCTGCTTGTGGCAAACAAGACCCTTGCAGACCGGGAAGCCCGCATTTGTGAGCTGACCGCACAGAACAGCCAGCTCACCGTGGAGAAGCAGATCATGCAGCCCAAGGCCGAATACTTCGACGAACTGGTTGACCGCAATCTGCTGACTAATTTCCGGGAGACGGCCAAGGAGCTTGGCATCAAGCCCAAAGCCTTTGTGGCGTGGCTGCTGGAAAAGAAATTCCTTTACCGTGACCAGAAAGGCAAGCTGCTGCCCCGAGAGGACAAGAACAGCGGCCTGTTCGAGGTCAAGGAAGCCAAGAACGACAAGACCCAGTGGAGCGGCGTGCAGACGCTTATCACTCCCAAAGGCCGAGAGACGTTCCGGCTGCTGTACCTGTAACTGAAACCTCATCGCAAAACACAAGGGGGGCGGCGTTTTACCGCACCCCTATCAGTAAAACCCAATAACCGACCCTGCCCCACACCGGGGCGGGGTTTTGTTATACATGGAGTAAAACATGGAGTTTAACTACGACATCAAATTCACCGACAACACCCCGCAGTTGCATGAGGCGCTGGACTCGTGGGCGGAGCGGGTGATGACCCTATGGGGCATGAAGGTGCAGGACTACGCCCAGCTGCTTGTGCCCACAGGCACGGAAGACAGCACAGGCATTGAGGGTTACGTGGGCGGAGCGCTCAAGCAGAGCCTGACCTATGCCCTCGACCTCGCAAAAAAGACCGTGACCATCGGGTCAAATCTCTTTTACAGCGTGTATGTGGAGCTGGGCACGGGCATCTTTGCCGAGAAAGGCAACGGACGCAAAACGCCGTGGGTCTGGAAGGACTTCAACGGCAAATGGCACTTTACCCGGGGCATGGCCCCACGACCGTTCCTCCGCCCGGCGGTGGAAGAACACGTTGACGAGCTGCGAGAGATCGCGGTGGAAGAAGGAAACAAGGAGGTATAAGGATGACAGAGCTTGAAAGCTTGAGCGCGCAGCTTGAAGCTGCTGTGAAAATGCAGGCAAACGCAGAAAGACTTTATCATAAGTCTGCCGAAAGAATTGAAGAAATCAAAAAGCAGATGCTTGAGGTAAAGGAAAAGAACAAGTCCAAGGCTGCAAAAGTCGAAGAGCTGTTTGCGGCTGGTGTTCAGGCACGCAAAGCACTTCAGGAGATGTGCGATAACGCATACGGCGAGGGTAGAGCCAAAATTTCTGTTTTGGTCTATGTTCCGGCCGAAGCGCAGGACTATCCGACAGACACAGACTGTGAATTCTCGCTCTAAAACTAAATACCTAGCGGTTGGCGCACGGCGTCAGCCGCTTTTTTATGCCGTTTTAGCTCAGGTTGGCAGAGCGCCGGATTTGTAATCCGGGGGCCGTGGGTTCAAGCCCCACAGGCGGCACCACACCGGCAGCACGTCCGGCAAATAAACCTTATTGCCAAGCATGGCAGCCCGAGCAAGGGCGGAAAGGACTATCACATGGCACTCAAAAGAGCTGACATCCGCACGATTCTGGAGAACCCCGAAACCTCCAACGATGACAAGGCCAAGGCCATTCTGGACGCCCTGCACAAGGAGACAGACGAACTCAAAGACCAGCTGGATGCAGAAAAAACAGCCCGCACACAGGCCGAAAAAGACCGTGATGCAGCCAACGGCGGCAAGCAGGCCGCTGAACAGGCGCTGACCGACTACAAAGCCCAGCAGACCAAGAAGAACACCCACGCAGCCAAGGAAGCCAAGTTCCGGGAGCTGCTCAAGTCCGCCGGGGTGCTGGATAAGTACGCAGACCGCGTTGTGCGGCTGTCCGGCGAGGACATCGACAAGCTGGAGCTGGACGATAAAGGCGAGGTCAAGGACGCCAAGAAGCACGCCGACAGCCTGAAAGCTGATTGGAGCGACTTCGTAGGCACTACGACCACCACCGGCGCAAAGGTGGACACCCCGCCCACCAACACCGGCTCCAAAATGACCAAAGACCAAATTTTTGCAATCAAGGACGCTGGCGAACGCCAGGCCGCGATTGCTGCAAATGCCGACCTTTTCACGGGCGGCGGAAAGGAATAACACATGGCAGCAAAAGAAAACCTTATCGTAACTACCGACATTACCGTCAACCCCCGCGAAATCGACTTCGTCACCCGTTTCCAGCGCAACTGGCAGCATCTGCGCGACATCATGGGCATCATGCGCCCCATCCGGATGCAGCCCGGCACTACCCTCAAGAGCAAGTACGCCGAGGGTACGCTCCAGAGCGGCACTGTTGCTGAGGGCGAGGAGATCCCCTACAGCAAGTTCACCGTCAAGGAAAAGACCTATGCTGACATTACTGTCGAAAAGTTCGCCAAAGCCGTCTCTCTGGAAGCCATCAAGAAGTACGGCTACGATGTCGCAGTTCAGAAGACCGATGACGAGTTCCTGTACCAGCTGACCGCGAACGTCACCGACCGCTTCTATAAGTACCTGAACACCGGCACCCTGAAAGGCACCCCCAAGACCTTCCAGATGGCTCTGGCAATGGCCAAGGGCAGCGTTGAGGACAAGTTCAAGAACATGCACCGCACCGTCACCGGCGTCGTGGGCTTCGCCAACATTCTGGATGTGTACGAGTATCTGGGCGCGGCCAACATCACCGTCCAGAACCAGTTCGGATTCCAGTACATCAAGGACTTCATGGGCTACAACACCATCTTCCTGCTTTCCAGCGGCGAAATCGCGCGTGGGAAGGTCATCGCAACCCCGGTGGACAACATCGTCCTGTACTATGTTGACCCCGCCGACAGCGACTTTTCCAAGGCCGGTCTGGTCTACACCACTGCGGGCGAGGCAAGCAACCTCATCGGCTTCCACACTCAGGGCAACTACCACACCGCGGTCTCTGAGAGCTTCGCCGTCATGGGCATGACCCTGTTCGCTGAGTATCTGGACGGCATCTCTGTCCAGACTATTACCCCGGGCGAGTAATCGCCCCTTTTGAGTAGGAGGCATCCAATGACCGTCCCCGAGCTGTGCGTTTACACGCACAATTTTTTTGACCGGGCGGACGACCCTATTGCCGGGGAGTTTGCCTTTGAGCCGGACACCGTTCCCGCTGGGGTAGCCCCGGGGCAGTATTTCCTCGTGTGCGGATCCATCTTCAATGACGGCGTGCACAAGGCCGGGGACGGCGATCTGACTGCCGAGACCTTTAACGGCACGGTGCAGCCTATGCGCGTGCCGCCTGATTTTGTGGCACTGGCTGAAAAAATCGACGCATACGACAAGGCGCTGCCTTCCGGCGGCGTGTATGTGTCCCAGTCCTTTGGCGGCTGGTCCGGCACGATGGCTACAGGTGCGGACGGCCTGCCCGCAGACGGAAAGACCCGCTATAAATCCGAGATCAATCAGTGGAGGAAGATGTGACATGGTCAATTCGTTCGCTGCATCCACCGTGATGCAGAGCTTCACCAAAAAATACCGTTTTCAGACCCGCAGCTATGAGCCGGATGGCGTCGGCGGCTTTGTGTCCGGCTGGAAGGACGGCCCGGAATTTGAGGCCGTAGAGCGCCACGACACCACCGTGGAGGCTCAGGTCGCAGAGCAGGCGGCTACAGCGTCCACCTATACGCTGCTGGTCAACACCGGTGTGCCGCTGGCTTTCCCAGACTACATCAAGCGGGTGAGCGACGGGCAGACCTTTCAGGTGACGAGCGCAGCCGATGAGGGCAGCGCTCCGGAAGAATCCGGCATGGGCCTGCGGGCCGTGAAGTGCAAAAAGGCGGTGCTGCCGTAATGGGACCGTCTGAGAGCATCAACCGGGCGCTGAACGCCTTTTTTAATAGCTTCGGAATCCCCGGCTATCTGGAAGATAATATCCCTCCCGGCGCAGAACTGCCGTATCTGACCTATCAGCCGACAATTCCCGGCGGGTGGAACGAAACGGCATCCTTCCACGCCCGACTGTGGTACCCCAGCAAGGGCGGCAGAACCCCCATTCTGCAAACAGAAGATACGATCAGCGCGGCCCTCGAGGACAGCATAACGCTTTCCTGCGAGGGCGGCGCTATTCTTTTGCAAAAAGGCACCCCATGGGCACAGCCCCTCGACAACCCGCCTGAAGGGTATCTGTGCGAATATCTCAATTTTGAAATCACGCAATTTTGCGAGTAAGGAGCAATATGGCAAGAAAATTTTCCAAAATTTCGCAGAAAGCGTTCGAATCCATGCAGTTCAACGCAGGCATCGTGGTCAACAAGTTTGATGTAACCGGCGAGACCGAAGTTCAGGACGCAGACATTATTACTGCCACGACCGGCGGCATCACCGCGACCTGCAAGGCGAACTTCACCGATCTTGGCGAAGACGTGGACAACGCCCAGAAGAACACCGCAGAGCTGATGCAGATCGAGGACTACGACTGCACGCTGGCCTTTACGGCCCTGAACGTCACAACTGACGTTATCAAGCTGGCGCTGGGCGCTGCGGATGTGAGCGACAAGAAGGTCACGCCCCGCATGACGCTGGATCCCACCGCCAGCACCGGCGACTTCAAGGACATCTGGTGGGTTGGAGACACGCTGGATGGCGGTATGGTTGCAGTCCGGCTGATGAACGCGCTCTCCACCGGCGGTTTGACCCTGAAGACGACCGACAAGGGCAAGGGCAACATTGCAGTCACCCTGACCGGCTGCCCCCGTCTGGGCAGTGACGTGGTGCCTATGGAGTGGTACTACAGCCCCAAGGCCGCAGCATAAGGAGGTTACAACATGAAAACTCTGAACCAGATGGGCGAGACCGAGTTCCTGCGGCGCTGCTGGCTCATCGCTGACGCGGTGTCGGACCTGCTGACCAAGACCAAAGTCATGGATCTGCGCAAGGTTATGCCGGTTTTCAACGGCAGTGAGACCGAGGAAGAAAAGAAGCAGAAGAGGGAAGAGCAGAGCCGAAAAAACCTCAAAGCAATGGCAAAAAGCCTGCTCTTTGAGAACGCTGAGGCTACCGCCAAGCTGCTTCCGCTGCTCTATGAGCCGGACGTGGACAAGGACGGCAAGCCAGAGACTATGACGCCGTTCAAGACCCTGCGCGTTATCACTGCCACCATCGAGGACAAGGACGTGCTGGATTTTTTGTTATCGTTGGCGAAGCTGGGCCAGACGAGTATCGACGCCTGACTTCGTCCATTCGGCTCGATATGCTGCGGCTCGTCGGCAAGCCCTACATCGTCCAGCACATCATGAACACCCGTCGGCAAGAGGCTATTGCTTTGAGCTACCGGGCATACATGACGGACACGCTGGCAAGCTTTGCAGGAGTAGAAGAGCGCTGGGCTGACCGGGTGGCAGGAATCATCGACCCCCGCCCCTTAGAGCCGCAGCAAAGCGCCGAAGAAGTGATACAGAGAATCAAAAATGGCTTGAATGGAGGTGAAGAAACCTGAAGCTCTTTGAATTGAGCGCCACCCTCGGGCTGGACGACAGCGCCTACCGGCAGGGCGTGGAAGAGGCGAAGTCTCAGACTAAGTCCGCTGTCTCCACCATGATGAAGGATTATAACCGGCTGTACAGCGAGGTCATTCACCTTACGGCAGCCTACCAGAAATCACGGAAAGAGACCGGGGAAACCTCCAAAGAAACCAAGGAATTTGCCCAGAAGCTAAAAGAAGCTCAGGCCCAACTCAATACCACGGCACAGGGGCTAAGGACTGCGGAAGGGTACATGAACAGCTTCGGGGATGCCACCGGAAAAGCATCTAAAGCGAATAAAAGCCTTGCCGAAGAGCTTACCGCTTCTATAACAAAAGGAATGACGCTGTCAAACGTCATTCTAAAGGCAGGCAGTGTGGCGTTTGACGCCGCTAAAAATTTTGTACAGTCCGGCATCGAGTACAACGCCCAGATCGAGAAATACACCACCGGCTTTACCAATATGCTGGGCAGCGCAGAGGCCGCGAACGAGGCCATGAAAGCCATTCAGGAGGATGCAGCCCGCACACCTTTTGATGTGGCATCGCTTACCGAGGCAAACCAGTTGCTTATCAGTGCCGGTGAAAATGCCGGGTATTCCCGTAAGCTCATTATGGCACTGGGCGACGCTGTCTCGGCCACCGGCGGCGGCAATGTGGAGCTGTCCCGTATGGCGGGCAATTTGCAACAGATCGCCAACGTGGGCAAAGCGACGGCTGTAGACATCAAGCAGTTTGCCTACGCAGGCATCAACATCTATCAGGTCTTGGCGGACTACACCGGCAAATCGGTGCAGGATGTCCAGAACATGACGGTCAGCTACGACCTGCTTTCTGAGGCCCTTATCGCGGCCAGCGAAGAGGGCGGGCGCTACTACAACGCCATGGATGCCCAGAGCCAGACCATGAACGGCCGCGTTTCTACCCTGAAAGACAACGTGAGCCAGCTGGCCGGACTCATGACGGGCGATTTGTCCAACGGCATCGGTATGGTCATCTCAAATCTTAATGATATGACGGTGGCTGCGCAGGAAGCCTACAAAACCGACGGATGGACGGGCCTTATCGGGGAGATAACCGGACTTTCCGGTGTGATCGACAAGGCAAAGTCCTCACTTGTGGGCCTGAAAGCTGTTGCCGATTCCTTTAGAAAAGGCGAAATTTCGCTTTTTAGTGGCGACTGGGATGCTGTGTACTGGAATGCATTTAACGCTGACCAGACAACAAAACAGGGGGAAAAGGACTGGGATGAATCTCACGCTGGGATGGTGTGGGACGAGAATGACGGCTGGGTGCCTGCAAAGCCTTCTGGCAAAAGCAAAAGCTCTATTACCGCTTCGCCCACCCCGACCAAAACCAAGACCGAGACCGAGACTCCAACCCAAAAGCACGTCGCCGCTGATACCAAAAAGCTGGCCGATACCATCAAGGAGACCTCACAGGAGATCCTCGCCGGTACTGGCAACATCGTCGGCAGCATCCAGCGCGTGACCGAGACCGCTGACAACACCTACAACGTCTATGACGGCACCACTAAGCAGCTCAAAGGCACCACCAAAGAGACGGTGCAGACCATCACGGACTCGTGGACTGAGGTAGTGGACGGCACAGAAAAGACCATCAAGAAAATCACAAAAAACGTGACCGATGCCGATGGCAAAATCACCACCACGACCACGCAGACGTGTGATAAGGTGGTTTTGTCTGTCTCTGAGATGCAGTCTCGTATAGACAAAAATCTCAGCGAGGCCAAGACCAAATGGCAAAACGGCATCATGGGGACGCTGCAAAGCACGATCTCTGACCTCAAAAACGGCAACTGGTCGGGCCTCGCCGCAGACTTTGCAAAGCTGATTTGGGGCGAGGTCACGCAGGAGCAGCGCAAAATTATTTCGGACTGGTGCAATGACGCTATGGACGTCATCAACGACAGCTATTCCGGAGGCGGTCTGAGTGCGGCGAAAGACACCATCAAGGCGCTTTTTGGCGACGGCATCGCCGAGGGTGCTACCGAGGCAGGCACAGCCGTCAAGAGCTTTTCCCAGATCCTTGACGGCCTGAACGCCTCCGGAGGCGTGGACACAAAGCTGGCGGGCATCGCTGGCAGCTTCACCAATGCGGCAGGCACCATCACAAAGGCTCTGAGCGGCATTGTGGGCTTCATCGCGTCAAACCCCGTGGTGGCGGTCGTCCTCGGTCTGACGGCCCTTGTGGGCGGCGCTGCGCTGTCTGCGTGGTCGAAGAACAAGGACGAGAAGCTCACGAGCAACTACGAAAGCCCCTTCAGCAAGACCCCTGTGTACGACTCGCTGGCGGAGTTTTCTTACCGTGCCGACCAGTTCAACCGCTACAAGGGCCTCACGGCGTCGCCCTTCAGCAGTGGCCAGCAGGACACCACCGGCAGACAGCAGCTCAGTGTGCTCCAGCGCATCTCCAACTCGCTGGATGAGCATCTTCCCGCCATCGGCACCGGCACGCTGGTCATCGACGCCAACGGCGTGCAGGCTCTCGCCGGTGCGATGCAGCCGACACTTGTGGACGGCATTGATGGAGACTTGGGTATCCGCTCGACCCGGAAAGCGAGGGGAGGCTAAATGGCAGCATTACAGGGCGTCAAAATCGGAGACCACCACACCCTCAAGGACTGGGGTCTTTACCTTGTGGTCGGCGGCACGACCGTCGGCCCGGCAGAACCGGACGAAAGCCTTCTGGTCAAAGTGCCTTTCAGCGACCGCATTTTAGACCTTTCCAAGTCGATGGACGGCAAAGTCCACTACACCCAGCGCAAGATCACCATCACGCTCAAGTGCGTAAAGCCGAAAAGGCTTTGGCCCAAGGTGCAGAGCACGCTGGAGAACGCGCTGCAAGGGCAATGGCTGAAATGCGTTTTCGATGATGACCCGGCATGGTACTGGGAGGGATTCTGGACGGTCACACCCCAAAGCCGCGACCGGTGGGAGAATGTCTTTACCATCACCGGCATCTGCAACCCCTATAAGACCAACACCACCGCAGCGGCGGGCGCTGACTGGCTGTGGGACAGCTTCAGCTTCGAAGAAGACACCATCTATGACACGCCGACGGAGGTAAAAAGCCTATGAGCTACAAAATCTATGCCGGTACGCAGACCGCCGTAGGCGAGTGGGACACCAAAGCGTGCATCTACGACCCTACAGCGGAAGACCTGCGCACCACGGCCACCATGCTCATCTCCCCCACTCTTACCCGAGAGGCGGGCAAAGCAGGCAGCCTTGAGTTTACCATCCCGTTGGGCAACATCGCCCACTCTGCGCTGCAAAAGCTTAAGACTATCGTGGAGGTAGAGCAGGACGGCAAGACCCTATGGCGCGGGCGGGTCATGAGCCACGAGATGGATTTTTATCTGCGGCAAAAGGTGTACTGCGAAGGGGAGCTTGCCTACTTCAACGACAGCTCCCTCGTGCCATACAAGTACACGGACATCAGCATCAAGGAATTTCTGGCCAAGGTCATCAGCAACCACAACGGCCAGACAGACCAGTACAAGCGCTTTGCTCTCGGCACCGTAAATGTGTTTGAGGATGGCCCACAGGAGTCTTTCCAGACGGTCTACATGGGCGGTTGCAGGCCGATGCACCATAGAGATAGTGACGGAGACAACGAGTACTGGCTAGAGGACGCTGATAAAAGGTGGATATGCGATACAAACGGCGCCACCTTTCCAGCTGGGGAGTACATTAACAGAGGTAATGCGATACGCATTGTCTCTTATGATGGTATATACCAAGGCTACCAGTTATACACGGTGGAGCGAAACATAGCCTACAAAAACGGCAATTTTTACTCACTGAGCGCTACGCAGAAAGACTCGAAATACATTTACACCGTCGACACCACCCCGCTGACAGGCTGGAGGTTGACCGATGACGGAGCGATTCAGCTCTATGACTCCAGCACGGGAGGCTGGTCGACCTGCACGGGCTACTATCTGCACGACTTCGACGCCTCGACCAACGAGGCCCTCGATTTTGGCGATGGCAAAAACTTCGGCACCACGTGGGACATCCTGCAATCCGAACTGACGGACGTGTACGGCGGCTACTTTGCCGTCCGCTACTCTGAAGACGGAAAGACCCGGTATCTGGACTATCTGGCCGATGACGGCATCACAGAGACAAACCCGCAGCCTGTGGAGTTTGGCGTCAATATGCTTGATTTGACCAACTACGTCAAAGCCGAGGACATTGTCACCCAGGTCATCGCGGTGGGTTACAAGTCGAAGGGCTGGTGGATCTTCAAGAGCACGAAGACTATCAGACAGACAGCCTACGACTACGAAGCTCAAAAAGTCTACGGCGTCATCACCAAAGTCATCGTCCTCGACGGCAAGGCGTCCACAAATCAAAAGCTGCTGGACGCCGCGAACGAGGAGCTTCGAAGATGCCAGCAGCGCTATCTCGAGGGCATCGAGGTGAGTGCTGTTGACCTGCATGATGCCGGTATCAACGTAGAACGTCTGGGCTGGATGAAAAAGACCCGCGTTATCTCGAAGCCCCACGGCCTTGATACGCTGCTCCTGCTTTCTAAGGTGGTTGAGCCACTGGACGCGCCGCAAAAGAAGCGCTTTACCTTCGGGACAAGCTTCTACTCCATCTCGGACTTGCAGGCCCTCAGCAGCCACAAGGCCTCGCTGGCTTACAGTATGTCCCTGAGCGCAGCGGGGTATCTGAACGGCGCAAAATAACAAAATCGTAAAGGAGTGACACTATGGCAAAATCCTACGATGAAATCGTCAGTCAGATGACCGAGGACATCAAAAGTATCCGGGAAGCGTCCCTTGGCGTCGAAGTGCGCGAGCATATCGCCTCCGGCATGGAAAACGTGCTGGAGATCTTCAAGCGCCTGCCGGACGCTGTGAACGAGGCGCTCACCTCCGTTCCGCCCGACTATACTGCCCTTGTAAATCGCGTGGCAGACCTTGAGAGCTGCGGCCTGACGGTCGAAAACGGCAAGCTCTGCGCGGTCTATGATGACGGCACAGGCGGAGACGTCAGCGTGGAGCACGTCGCTCTGGGCTATCCCAGCATGGCAATGACCGTCGGCGAGTCTCGGCCTGTCTCCGCCATCGTCAGCCCAGAAGATGCCACAGACAAGACGGTGACGTGGAGCGTATCGCCGGAAGAGTGCGCAAAGGTCGAGGGTGGTGCGCTGAAAGCCACGAAGTACGGCGAGTGCACCCTGACCGCCACAGCCGGAGAAAAAACGACCAGCTGCCCTGTCACGGTATCTATCGGGCGCTACGCCATCATAACGGCTGCTACGGAAACCGGCGAGATCCCAGCGTGGAACGCCTACCCCTCCCACGCCGAGTTCTTTGTGCCGCTGACTGCCAAAAAGTCCGGCCTGCTGCTCCACTCGATGTCCTTCCGCATCAAGGGATTTGTGGCTGGAAAAAGCCGGGCCATCCTGCGTAAAGCAGGAAATAATACCCCACTGGTGGATCTCTCACTGGAGCTTATCCGGGGTTACAACGACGTGACCCTTGACATGGGAGACTTTCTGCTCGAAAAGGGCGTGGAGTACCAGCTGTATATGTCCGCTGTCAACAACTTCTATCCGCCCTCGGTGAAACCCGAGTGGGTGGTGGAGAACGACTTTATCGACATCGCCAACGCCAACGCCTACTACGACGGGGAAACCACCCTCATCTTCGCCGGAACGGTCGAGCTGATTCAGGAGGAAGACAATGGCTAAAGTATCTAAGCCGATTTTACTCGAAGAGACATACCGCGAGCAGAGCGTGATCCAGAACGGCTATCTCAAGCGGATCGCCGACACCCTTACCGGCCAGTCCACGCAGGAAAGTACTGCGTCGCTCTCCGCTGCTGCCGAGACTGACACCGCAAAAACCGCCTCACTGGTGGAGTATCTGTGTCTCCTTGATGGCGTGCCCATCGAAAGCAGCGTCACCCACAAGGATGCATACACCGCTGGCCACTGGAACAAAGGCATGGTCAAGCTGCTGGTGGAGCGTCAGCGCTTGACTGCTGCGGAGTACGAAAATGTCACCGGCGAGCCTTACACCGCATAAGAGAGGAGCACGCTTATGATTGAGCTTAACGTATCTCTTGCCTCCAACGGCGCCGCAAAGCTGGCAGGCTATGAGCAGATGCTACGCTTCGGCTACACTAAGAACCGAGGCGTGTACCGCCTTGCTGTCACCGCTTCCGGTGAGTGGGAAGGGCTGGCCGTCCGCTGCTTCTGGCACGTGCCGGACGGCAAAGACCCGCCCTCCTCGCTGGTGGCGGACGGCTATGTAGACGTGCCTGCCAGCGTGACCGCACAGCCGGGCAACGGCTGTATCACCTTTGAGGGCAGCGACGGCACCAAGACCGTGACCAGCGCTGACCTGCGCTACCGGGTGGCTGCAAACTCCGGCACGGAGGACGGCACAGAGCCGGAACCGGGAACGCCTGCATGGCAGCAGCTGGTGGATGCCGTGAAGGAATCGGCAGCATCTGCGGAGCAGTCCAAAACGGAAGCGCTGGACGCGGCAGAGCGGGCCGGGGCATCTGCCGATGAAGCGGCAACGAGCGCGGCATCGGCACTGGAAAGCGCGGAGAGCGCCGAGAAAAACGCCCTGTCCTCCGCTACCAGCGCCGCCGAAGCCACTCGTCAGGCAGAGCTTGCCGCACAGGCAGCAGAGAGCAAAGGTTTTTTGTATCTGGAAGATGATGACAACAGCGGTATTTTGTCGCTTGTGGTATCAGACAATCTGACCGACGACGTCACCTTGCAGGATGACGGTCAGGGCAATTTGGAGGCGGTATATAAATGAGCAAGAAAATGAAAATCGGCCCATACAGCGCCTACGCGATCGCGGTCAAGTACGGGTATACCGGCACGGAGGAGCAGTGGGTCAAGGAGCAGGAAGCGAACCGCGTCGCTTCGGAACAGGCCGCACAGCAGGCAGAACAGGCTCGGGATGGAGCTGAAACCGCAGCGACCCGGGCTGAAATCGCCCAGCGGCAGACCGAAGAAGTCCGCACTGACGCGCTGGACAAAATCGGCGCTGCAAAATCCGATGCGCTGGAGGCTGTGGCAGCCAAGCAGACGTCCGCGACCGCTGCGGTGGATACGGCCAAGACCAGTGCCCTCAACGACGTGGAAGCGGCTAAGGACGCAGCGGTAAAGGCTGTGACGGATACGCAATCTACCGCCACGCAGGCCGTCGATGCTGCCCGGGACAAAGCCGTCGAGCAGGTAAATGCCGCCACAGAAGCTGCAAAGACCGCAGCCAATGAAGCTGCCGCTAGTGCGGGCAATGCGTCTACAAGCGCTCAGCAGGCCACCGACAGCTTGCAGGAGCTGAAAGACGGCATCGCCAGCGGTAATTTTAAAGGCGAAAAGGGCGACAGGGGCGAAAAAGGAGACACTGGCGAGACTGGCCCTGCCGCCACTGTCGCGGTCGGTACCGTGACCGGCCTTGGCGCTGGTGCTGCTCCGACCGTCACAAACTCCGGCGATGAGCACAATGCTGTGCTGGACTTTGGCATCCCCACCGCGAGCGCCATCGACATTGCCGTTGACGTGCTCTTTAAGCTCCCCCGCACTGGAAAGGTCTACACCGTAAAAATCCCACGCTTTGCGTCGAACCCCACCGTCAACTGCGAGAAGCTGGACGACAACGCGGGCCTTGTGTGTGAGCCGTCTACCGACACTGTCGAGGGGCGGGATGATTATGCCGACATTCCTCTTTTCAAGTGGTACAACTGCAATTATAAGAGGGATTCCTCCGGCCACGCCTACCCCACCGCTATCGAGCATCTGAGCGACGATTACCGCAAGACTGGCACTGTGGACGTGGGCGTTATCCAGATGACTCCTTACGTCAGGTGGGATGACAGCGACCCGGATTATATTCTGTGGTCTATCACCGACTCCCCGCGAGACGGATTTACCCCGTGGGCCGCTGCCAAGTCTGGCGACACCGTATACCCCTATGTCGTTCACTCAAAGTTCTTTAGTGGCGTGGGTGAGGATGGGCTTCTGCGAAGCGTATATGATCTCGTTCCTGCACGCAACCAGTCGTACTACAGCCTGATTACAGACTACGCCAAGAAGGGCGCTGGCTATAAGGGCGCAGGCGGTGAACGGGTCGCGTGGCAAATCCTTTTTAACGCCATCAAGTGCGCTGTGAAATCCAGTCAGGAAAAGTATGCAGGCACTACGGGCTATAATTTGCAGTATTCCGCAGCTATCCAGCGCAGTGAGAAGCTGACCTACTTCCCTGTCACAGCGGCGCAGGCGAAGAACTTGCTGGTCGGAAGCTACGTCTCTATCGGATATGGCTCGAATAACAATGGCACTGTCAATATCGACCGCAGCGGCGCCACCATGCACAGCTACGCCTCCGGCGCCAAAATCCTCAAAATCGAGGCCCTCGATGATACGACCAGTGCTGTGTATCTGGACTGCGACGCTTTTGACACGATGCCTGTCGCTCTGTCTGACACCCTGAACGCACCTATCACTCTGTCTACGATATACTGGTGCAGCGGCACAACGGACGCAGTCATCGGCCACCATGATGGCAGCCCCGGCAGCAATACGGATGCTAAGCACCCCTATCGTGTGCAGGGCATCGAGTATGCTGTGGGCGGCTATGAAGTGCTCAGTGATGTGGTACTCGCCTTTGACGACAGTAACGGCAAGGACATATATGTCTGTCCTGCTGGCGTAGCGCATACCAAGACCGATGCGGAGATTCTGGCGAAGTATAAAAAGGTCGGCAACTTTCCTGCGGGTGACTTCTGGATTGGAGACATCGGCTTCGACCCGGAAACCTGCGTAACGTGGCCTGCAACGCAAGGCTCCGGAGATAAAACAGGCGTCGGCGACTACGTCCATGGTGGTGGAAACGCAAGCAAGAACACCCTGCGCGAATACTTGCAAGGCGGTGATCTCGGGCAGTGGTCGACTGCGGGCGCTTCGCATGTGTATTGCTGGCGCTGGCTTGGGGGCGGGTACTGGCATTGCTTGGCCGCCGATTGACACTTTGCGCCGGGGGTGAATGCCGCTTGCGGCAGAGGGGGAAATCCCACTGAAAGCAATGCGGCATGAGACAACTATAAATGAAAGGAGTTGTAGCACATGAAAGCAAACTTCGATGCAGAGCAGCCCGCCGTCCGATCTGTACGTGACGGCCATACGCTGTATATCTTTATCTGTGTCAACGGCCAGTGGACGGAGCAGCAGTATGACGAATCACAGCCTGCACAGCAGGTGTGGGAATGCGACTACCGGGAAATCGTGGCTGATGAGAGCAAAATCGACCTTGAGAAGGTCACGGCTGCTCCTGAAAAGTATCTGGATTGGACGGATCCTGTCGAGAAGACTGACGCCGAAAAAATCGCAGAGCTTCAGGAGAAGAACGAGATGCTCACACAATGTCTGATGGAAATGTCGGAGATTGTTTATGCATAAAATCACACAAAAAATCGAAAGGATGGTACTTATGATGGCTATGTTATGGGCACAGGAAATTATGTCTGCTGAGACTGTGGAGGAGGCAAAGGCTCTGTATGAGCGCTGCCCTCGTCTGCTGAAGCCGAAGGTGAAGGACATCCTCGTCAAGAGCGGCTTTGAGGAAATCGTAGGCGAAAGCAACGCCTGAGAAAGGACGTGGTTGTATGAGCTTTCTTGAGTTTTTGAGCAGCCTCTTTGCGGGCCTTTTCGGCCCTTACCACCCCTCCGCAGACGCCTCTCCCGAGGTGTCCGCTGTGGACACCAAAGCCTCCGCTCCTCCCGGCTGGGAGGGCGACCCGCCCTACAGGTACATCGACGTGAGCCGTTATCAGGGCAAAATCACCCTCGACGGCTGGCGCAAAGTCAAGGCGGCGGGCTACAAAGGTGTCATGCTCAAGACGGTATCCACCAACAAAAAGCTCAGCTCCCGGGCGGACGGCCTCTACATTGACCCGACCTTTGAGGATAACTACCGCAACGCCAAAGCTGCCGGGCTGGACGTGGGCGTTTACTACTACACCTACGCCACCAGCGAGGCGATGGCCGATGCAGAGCTTGCCCTACTGCGGCAGGCGGTGTACGGCAAGGAGCTTTCTCTCCCCGTTTGCGTGGACGTGGAGGAAAACAAGCTCAAGCCCATGAGCACCCTCGACCTCACCAACCTCACCGCTTACGCGCTGGAACAGGTGGAGAAGATGGGCTTTTACGCCCAGCTGTACACCTACACCGGCTACAAGTACGAGCTGGATATGGCTCGTCTGTCCTCTCGATGGGACGTGTGGCTGGCCGATTACACCGGAAAGGCCCCCAAAGTGAGCTTTAAGTACAACGCTCACCAGCATACCAGCAAGGGCGCTGTGCCGGGCATCAACGGCAACGTAGACCTCAACGTCACTACCCTCAACTACTCCCGTATCATCAGAAAGAAGGGCCTGACCCGTCTCCGGGAGGGCGCATGACTAAAGAGCAGGCTCTTTTGTGGGTGCTGGGCGTTGTTGGCAGCGTGTGTGCAGGAGCGGTCACGCTGGACAAAGTCTTGGACATCATCCACAAGTATATCAAAAAGGCGCAGGCTCCCGACGCCGCGCAAAACCAGCGGCTTGACGCTATCGAGCAACGGCTGGGCGCAGTCGAAAGCATCTCGTCTCAGCACGCAGCGGCCTTAAAACGCGACCTCACCCGCTTCGACGCAATCGACGAGGAGATTTGCTTGGCCCTTGATGGTGTGCGGAATCTTTTGGATGCTCAGCTCTCCGGGGACAATCACGAAGGGATGCAGAAAAGCAAGGCTAGCATCGACAATTATCTTTTGAAAGGAGTTACCAATCATGGAAGCAATCAATGAAATTTTGAGCATCATTCCTGTTCCTGTGGCCGTCATCCTGATGCTGGGTGGACTCGTCTTCTACGCCATCGGCGGCATCCGTCTGGGCTACGGCGCGGCAGTCAAAAATCTGGTGCTTAACCTCATCACTCAGGCAGAGCGGGAGATTCAGGGCACCAAGCGCGGCGCAGAGCGCAAGGCGTGGTGCGTCAAGATGTTGCGTCTCTATCTGGACAATAGCAAGCTGGGCAGGCTGGTCTCGTGGGCCATCACAGAAGAGACCATGAGCAAAGTGATTCAGTTTTTCTTTGACCGTGCAAAGGCGGCACTGCAAAAGCAGTAATGAGGATACATACTATGATTATTACCGGTATGGAAGAATATGAAAGCGTGTGCAAGAATGCACTGGTTGAGTGGTACAACGCGCACCGCGAGACCAAAATCACCCTCGAAAACATCTTTGTGGTCTGGGCTTGCAAGACGCTCCAGAACTACAAGGCACTGTTGTCTACCACCGTAAGCGGTGACGGGATCTATGCCGAGTACACCTACAACGGCGACAAGCAGGAGCTATACGAGGATGTGTACGGCAAGCTGACCAATCGCCGCATCACGCAGCAGTAAGGAGGTTATCATGGCAAGTACTACATACAAGCAACTGCCGCGCTATTACTACGACCAGCGCGCATACCCGATTTTGTGGCCCGCAGTGCGTGACAATTTTGCCAACGGCGGCAAAATGGGACATTTCCGTGCCGTGACCGCTCGAGTTCGCAACGCCGGACAGCTGCCGCAGCCTTTCTGGCTCGGTGCTGCCTGTGGCGGCGGCTCGCGTAGTGCTGCCCGCTGCGCTGCAAGGACTTGACCGACAGCAGATGACCGCTGCCATCAAAAACGCACCGCTTGGGAGGGTAGACCGTAAGATAGCCTTACTGCGATACGTTGAGCGGCTCCCGCTGCCGGACATTGCAGCACAGACACATTACAGCCGGACAGCGATAGGATACCGGCTGAAAGGCATTACAAAAATTTTTGAGTAAAGCAAACCCCCGGTGTTCCGTTTGGAGCATCGGGGGTTTCTTTATGCCAGTTCCAGTGCCTCCTTTATCGTCTTGCAACGACAGGACACGCTGTGCATGAACCGGCTCGCTTCTTCGTAGGTGACAAAGCGAACGGTGGCGTCTGCACCGATTTCATCCTTTTCCCGCAGGGTCACAGAGTATACCCTGCCTTCGGGGAAGTCACTGTTGACCATCGGCTTCCTGTTCGGCATAAACGGAGACGGGATGGAGGTGAGCTCTCCGCTCAATACAGTGCAAAATTCGTCGTAGTGGCTCATCCCGTCTTCCGTAATGAGGTCTGGATTTTTGATTTTGCTATTCATAATCAGCCTTCCTTTCAGTTATATATAGCCCACGAATCTCATCTGGTTAAGGTTATCAGATTATAATGCTCAGCGCTTATATATTTGCGCTCTCACTGTTTGCTTTTCTCCATTCGTCTGGGATTTTTGACAATGCACTTGTCTTGGGGTCGTAAATAGGCTTGTCATAGGGACGATATTTAATACTTCCAGCAACCGTTTGCTCTAACCGTTCCTTGCCTTTGTTGGCATACTCCTCTACTAGCTCGCATCCCCAGAAAATTCTCTTGTGAAGAAGTGCTGCAACCCCAGATGATGCAACTCCAGAAAATGGATCAAAAACAAGATCATTCTCATTGGTCAAGGCTAAAACTAGCCGCTCAATTAGCCCTACAGGAAATTGACAGGGGTGATTGGTCTTTTCAATATGATTGCCTTTCACATTCGGAATTTCCCACACATCTTCCGGATTTTTTCCCTTTGGGTTTCCAGATAGTTTCCCTTTATTTTCTCCACGGTAACTTCGTTTTCCGGGATACTTTGCGGGGACACGCACATCATCCAAATTGAATGTGTAGGCGTCGGTTTTTGTGTACCACATAACCACTTCGTAACGTCCACTAAATCTGTTTTTGTTATGAAGTCCGTGTCCAAAATGCCAGATAATTCGGTTGCGCAAATGCAAATTCAGCGCTTTAAAAATAGGGGCGAGCTCAATATCGAGTGGCGTGATACTGCCGTTCTTAACATAGTTTCCTACTTGCCAGCAGATGCTTCCGTTATCTTTGAGCCGAGGGTATATCTTTTCAATGATTCTTTTCTGCCAATCGTAATAATCAGAAAGTGGCACCTGATTCTCATATTCTTTGCCAATGTTGTATGGCGGTGATGTAACAACCAGATCAAAAATTGGTTGCATTGGTAACGCATCCAAAAATTTCTCGACATCCATCAAGAATAATTGTGTAGTAGCGGTATCTGGCAAAACGCCTTTTTCAATGTTTTGAATTACGTCTATAGACATCTTCATACCTCCAAATGGTACAGCTCATCCATATATATCCCAAGGTTATAGCAGCTTATAATGCTCAGCCAACAAAAAGCGGACGTATGTGGGGCACGCACGCTTTTCGCCGCACCAGTCCTGCACGGTGCGAAGTGGGACGCCCACTTGCTTTGCAAAAGCGGTCTGCGACAGACCAGTGCGGGCCACCAGCTCTCTCATAGACAAATGCGCCACGTCCCAGATTGTGGACAATCTTGCCTTCTCGGCGTCCAGATCTACGCACCCGGCGGCATCTTCCGGGATGCTGAGGGTGACGTTATTTAAGAACACCTCTTTTACCGCCTTTGGATCATTTGCCATTGAAAAAAGTTCAGCTGTGTACATAATCGGCCTCCTATGGATTTTTGATATGTGTTGTTGTATAGTATAGATACCTCCGTGTGAGGTGTCTTTCACTGTCTTTATTATACACGCATTGCGTGCAATTGTCAAGACTTTTTTGAAAATTTTATACGCGTTGCGTGCAAATGTTTGAGCGTTCATACAGCCCTGTGCTGTGTGGGCGCTTTTCTTTTTTGTCTTTCGTTTGACGTTCGTTTAACGCACGGATTTGGTAGAAAAGGTACTATGGGCGCAAAGGGAGGGGGAGCGCCATGTGGCACAGGTTCAACCCAAACCCCCAAGGAAACGGCGTGGGGGATTGCACCGTGCGGGCAGTGGCGGCAGCTACAGGCCAAAACTGGGAGCGGGCGTATATCGGCCTTGCGCTTACTGGCTTTATCCTCGGCGATATGCCCAGCGCCAACCGCACATGGGGCGCATACCTCCAAAAACGAGGGTTCAAGCGCCGTTTGGTGGAAGCGGACTGCACAACCTGTTACACCGTGGCAGATTTTGCCCGGGAGTACCCGCGCGGCGTGTATGTGCTGGGCTGCTCCGGGCACGTCCTGACCGTGATCGACGGCGCGTGGTGGGACAGCTGGGACAGTGGCGCGGAATGCCCGATCTACTACTGGTACAAGGAGGAGTAAACTATGCCTTACAATCCGTATGCGTATCAGATGCCGACATACTACGGCCAGCCAATGCCAGACAACCTCACTCAACTCAGGCAGGGAGTGGGCTATCAGTCTCCCATGATGCAGCAGCCGACAGCACAGACAGCACAGGCTACGCCCTCCATCATCTGGGTGCAGGGAGAAGAGGGCGCAAAAGCCTATATGGTCGCCGCAGGAAACAGTGTGCTCCTGATGGATAGCGAAAACAGCGCTTTTTACATCAAGAGCACCGACGCCAGCGGGATGCCGCTGCCTCTCCGCGTCTTTGACTACAAGGAACGCACCACGGCGACAAAAATGCCCCCTCAGACAGCGCAGCAGCCCGGCGGGGAGTTTGTCACCCGAGCAGAGTTTGACGCTCTGGCAGCCCGCTGTGCGGCGCTCGAGAAGCAAGAGCCTGCAAAACCTGAAACGGAGGTCAAATAAGTATGGCAAACCCTCTTTTTAACGCACTGGGCGGCGGTATGCCCGCCATGCCAAACCCTATGGGTCAGTTCGGGCAGATGATGCAGCAGTTCCAGCAGTTCCGTGCAAACTTTCAAGGCGACCCGAAAGCAGAGGTGCAAAAGCTACTGCAATCCGGCAAAATGTCACAAAACCAGCTGAACCAGCTGCAGGCGATGGCGCAGCAGTTTCAGCAGTTCCTTCATTAAGCCGTAACCGTGGCCACGGTTCAAGCATAAAAATCATTCAAAACACACGAAAGGAGTACAAAAATGTCTCTTTCTTCCGATTCTGCGGTTCTGACCATGCCTGTTCAGCCCGCAAACACCAACGGCGGCAACGGCTTTGGCTTTGGCAATGATGGCGCATGGTGGATCATCATCTTGTTCCTGTTTGCTTTCTGCGGCGGCTGGGGCGGCAACTGGGGCGGCAATGGCAACACCGGTGCCGGTGTCGTGGACGGCTACGTCCTGACCTCCGATTTTGCCAACGTCGAGCGCAAGATGGATGGTATCAACAACGGCATGTGTGATGGCTTCTACCAGCAAGCGCAGCTTGTCAACGGCGTGCAGCAGACCGTGAACAACGGCTTTATGTCCGCAGAGATCAGCCGCGCAAACCAGCAGGCGGCGTTCATGCAGCAGCTGTTTGCCATGCAGATGCAGCAGCAGGAGTGCTGCTGCGAGAACCGCTCTGCCATTCAGGGCGTCAACTACAATTTGGCCACCCAGTCCTGCGAGACCCGGAACACGGTGCAGAACACGACCCGGGACATCATCGACAACCAGAACCAGAACGCCCGTGCCATCCTTGACGCCCTGACCGCACAGCGCATCGAGGCAAAGGACGCAAAGATCGCTGAGCAGGGTCAGCAGCTGTTCGCAGCACAGCTTGCGGCATCTCAGGCAGCCCAGAACGAAACGCTCAAGGCCTACATGAGCGGTCAGCTGGCCTACTACAATCCGCGCCCCGTGCCCGCATTCCCGGTTCCTGCACCTTACCAGTACGGTAACTGCGGCACCGGTTGCGGCTGCAACGGCTGCGCATAACCGAATAACGGCAACTTTCGAGGATTTCTCGAATGTTCAGCCCCAGAGCTGATTTTGCAAACCAGAGCGCCGGGGCAAAAGTCCTGGCGCTTTTCTATGAAAGGAGCCGATAAAATGGCTGAATTTAGCAACTCCAGCACCGTCATCGTGGCGGCGGGTGAAAACCTTCCCCTGACCGAGACCGCGGTGAAAGCCCCTGCCTGCATCATGCATCGTGAGGGCAGCGGCCTCGTGACCCTGCGGGGTCTGACCAATCAATGCAAAGCGCGCTTCAAGGTAAGCTTTGGCAGCAATATCGCCATTCCCACCGGCGGCACTGTTGGACCCATTTCCGTGGCGCTGGCTGTCGGCGGTGAGTCGCTGACCAGCGCGACAGCCATTGTTACTCCGGCGGCAGTCGAAAATTACTTCAATGTTTTCGTGGCCGCTTTCATCGAGGTGCCGCGCGGCTGTTGTGTGACCGTGGCAATTAAAAACACCAGTACGCAGGCAGTCAGCATTGCAAACAGCAATCTGATCGTTGAGCGGGTAGCATAAGAAAGGAGATAAAGTCATGCTGGATAAACTGAATCATCTGAAGGATGAGATGTGCGACGAGCTCATGGAGCTGACCGACAAAAAGAACAGATCCCCGGGCGATGTTGAGATGATCGGCGAGATCGTGGACATCATTCTGGACATCCACCGCATCGAGGATTACTGCGAGGGCGGCGAGTACAGCCGTGCGGGCGAGTGGGAAGCTGACATGCGCGGATCCTTCGGCCGCGAATCCGGAAACGGTTACAACCGGGGCAGCAGCTACGCCAACCGTGGCCGTCACTATGTGCGCGGGCACTACTCCCGCACGGATGGCCGTGAGCGCATGATCTCCGACATCGAGGACATGATGCAGGAAGCTACCGGCGCAGAGCGAGACGCTTATAAGCGGGCCGCTGACATCTTGCGCAACGCATAAGGGAGGAGGGCGGCAGGCATGGACATTGACGAAATCAACACCCATATTCACAAGCTGAAATACGGTTCGACGGACTGGCAAAGTGTGGAAAAACTTGCCGCCCTCTGCACTGTGAGAAATGAGCTGGAAGAAAAGCAAACACCGGCAGAAATGCAGACTCAAGCGCTGCCTCTCGCGTCTTACCCGGAGGCATACTCCACAAAAGAAAAGCCGCAAAGCGAGTTCGTGGAAGCGGCCAGCGCCGCACCCTTTGGCGGCTTGATGGAAGTGCTTGATGAGCACATGAGCGCCATAAGGCTTGCATACCCGAAAGAGTATGAGCTGGTCATGCGGAAGATAACCGCATTGTAAAACGACGCATAATGTATTATTTTTACATACAGCCAAATCTCGAAAAGCTAAATTTTTAAACTTGATAAGCTAACGTGTGACTAACAAGTTTAATTTTATTCTAGATAAAACGTAAAATTAAACTGATTTGTAATCAGTGGGTTGCAGGTTCAACTCCTGTCACCAGCTCCAAAAA